AGGTGGACGATGAGGGTGATACAGAGCCTGACGGGCTGACACTGGGGCTCGCTGAGCTTGACGGACTCACCGATGGACTTGGGGAGCCAGTTGAAGGCGAGGCGCTTGAACTCGGACTGACAGAATGCGACGGACTCACGCTACCACTTGGACTGACTGATGGACTCACGGACGCTGAGGGACTTGTGCTGCTACTCGGGCTGACGCTCGGTGATACGCTCACGCTTGGAGACACGCTGCCAGAGGGGGAGACTGAAGGTGAGTTGCTGCTTGAGGGGGAGACTGATGCTGACGGTGATACTGAGTGGCTGGGGCTGACTGATGGGCTATTTGATGACGACGGTGACACTGAGCCAGAGGGACTGATGCTGGGACTCACTGAACTGGACGGCGACACACTTGGTGACGGGCTCAGGGAGTGCGAAGGGGAGACAGATGGCGACTCACTGCTTGAGGGGGAGATGGAGCCACTGGGGCTCACACTTGGACTCGCACTACTTGATGGCGAAGTGGACGCGCTCGGGGAGACTGAGTGCGAGGGGCTGACTGACGGGCTGTCACTACTTGACGGAGAGGCGCTGTGACTGGGCGATACACTAGGCGAGACACTGCTCGACGGACTTACTGATCCACTTGGGCTGACACTTGGGCTATTGCTACTCGAAGGTGACACACTCGAACTGGGACTCACGGACCCGCTGGGGCTCACTGAGGGGCTGGTAGAACTGGATGGGCTGACAGAGTGTGAAGGGGAGACACTCGGTGAGACGCTGCTGGACGGACTCACTGAGGGGCTGGGCGATGAGATGGCGCCGGTAAACGCGACTACTACGCCGCACTCGTAGAGAAAAGTATCGTCGGCGGTGCCACCACTGACCATACCAATTGTGGCGGCGTTCGCGGGGTAACTGGTGCCGGTAACGCACTGGCGATGGATAGCGGGCGAGGTGGTCTGAGTGGAGGCGTAGTCGGTGCCGTTGACCGTAATCTTGGGCGCGCCACTGACGGCGGTCTGGTTAGACCACGTCCAGCCCATGTAGCCGAGTACGCTCGCTCCGGTAATGTTCACATCGCCTGCACTGGTAGACTCCAGCCCGTAGTTCTGGCTGACGGCTGATGAACCTGCCTGCTGCTTGTAATTGGTTTCGCTAAGCGGACGCTCGTTGACTGTGCCTGTACCGCCCGTAGTGTCGAAGTTGTTGGCGTTGGCAGCGGCAGGGAACTTGGCGACTACGCGTGGATCCAGCGCGTTGCCATTGCCAGGGTCGGTAAGGTCGGTGCCATTGTCGACGTAGATATGGGCGTACTTGAATACCAGTCCCGATTCGGTGCTGCCACCAACAACTCGATTTGCTTCTAAAGCTAATCGGTCGCAGGTAGATGTGCTTGAAGTATTTTGACCGGTGACGGAGATGTCCTGAACGCCATTCAGGTAGACCTTGGCAGAGAGATTGTTGGACGTGCCATTGTTGTTGAACCCGACTGAAATGCGATACCAGGTGTTTGGTGAGAGGGTTGAGCCTGCGGTGAACACGGAGGCGTTACCATTGCACCATTCAAGTTGGCCCGACGTGTTAAGCGTGAGCGAGCCTGTCTGATCAGCAGAGGTGGTGTCAAAAACCGCGATAAAGCGGCGAGCGGCGGGAAGTTGCGTAAAATAAAAATAGCAACTAAAACGGTTAGCCCCGCTAAGAACTCCAGCAGCCCTTAGAAATCCGGTCCCCTCAACGGTGAGATCTTTACTCAGAGACGAGTAGGCACCTGCCGGTTTGATTGAGGTATCAACAACCCAGGTACCATTTGACGTATCCCACAAGTGCTTACCGCCCGTTGATGCACCACCCGCATCGAGGAAGGTAATATCCGGCACAGGCGGCGTGCTGGGGCTGGCTGAACTGCTGGGCGATTGTGAGTGGCTGGGACTAATGGACGGGCTAACTGAAGCTGACGGGCTCAGTGAAGGCGAATTGCCGGTGAGCGATTTGCCAATCTGGAAGGCGTTGGGCTGGAAGCCCTGCACCTGGAAGGCCGTGGTAGGGATACTATCGACAGAGACGATGCGCAGGTGGGCCACCGTGGTGACATCGGTTAGTGAGAGGTCGCCCACATACATTCGCAACTGAGTAGTGGCAAAGGTCAGGGGAGCAGACGCGGCCTCACTGCCAGGCCATGAAACGTTAGATTGGAGTGTTCCACCGGCATCTCGCCATTGGTTAGGACCACTCGGCGTGCCGCTGATTGCGTAGCTTAAATCTGTCGTGGAGTCACGTATCTCCACGCGCATCTGCACGCCTGACTGATCAAACGTGTCGCCCATGGCGAGGTGAACCTTGTAGACGCCTGTGGCGGGTAAATCGACGCGGAAATAGGTTTGCAGCAGAATTGGGCTGCCACCAAACCCGGAGGAGTAGTTAATGCCAGCCAGTCGTGGATCAAGCGCAGCGTTGCGATCAGCATCAAAAGTAGCGTTGTTATTTACTACCCAACCAAAGGTGAAGCCGCCTCTGGTCGTTGGATAGGTATCTGTCTTGAGGACGTAAGTATTCGGGGCGCTGTCGGTGACAAAGCCAGAAGATGAGCGAAAGTCAAAGCCAGCGTCAAACGACATTGTGGATGCCTACTTACGAGCGGTTAAGGTAGCGATAATGTCCTGCGCTGCCTCTTTCCAGAAAGTGACCGCGTGCTGCTGATATTCCTGATTGCGCGGAATAATGGCAGGGTGCAGGCCGTAGCCGAGCGTATGGTCAAAGTCGCAGGTGTAGCCGGACTTGTCGACCGAGTTTTGCGCGTTGCGCCAGTCCTTGTTAAGCGTGGCAAACCACATCTCGCTGATAGCGGGCGGTTCAACCAGTAGATCCCCATAAGCACGCGATGAAGCCCAGTGGGGGACCATGATTATCGCGGTGCCACCAGGTTGCAGGACGCGGTACAACTCGTTGGCAAAGTGGACGCGTTCGCTGCGCGTGAGGTACTGGACCAGGTAGTTAGCCTGCGCCTCAGCGACTGAGTTCGCCTTCCACGGCCACTTGGCACGCAGGTCAGTTACTACCTCGACACCTTCAGCCTCGTGTAGATCGACACCGATGAAGCCTGCTGGCCTACTCGCACCTTTACCAGTCCCCAAGTCGAGTTTCAAACCTTTGGCGGGCTCGTGCAGAGTAAATTTCAAATTAGTAGACAATATCTTCCTCCAGTGAGTAGTGGCCTACCTTCACATCACAATCGACCGCCGCACGGTGACCGTACTTGCGGGCATCGCTCCAAAAAAACAAGTCTTGGGTACAAACACCATCGGTAGTCTGCGTAACAAACCACGGTCGGCGTAGTTTCTTATCCTTGAACAGTTTCATGCGCCACAGGTTGAAGCCCATGCCGGTACCATTGCATTCAACGAGGCCGCCAGCGGGATCCGGTAATTGCGGGCGGAAGTTGAGTACTGGATCTTTCGGGTCACCCCAGATTTGGGCCACGCCGCCTATGCCTTTCGTGTAGTACAAGCCACCAATGCAACTGAGACGTGGATTAGCTTCCATGCGGGCGAGGAGTTTCATAACGCCATCACTCGGTGGCATGTTGTCATGCTCGATGGTCAACAAGTACTCCCACTGGCTCAACTCAGGGTGGGCCAACACTTGCTCGATTGCGGTGGAGTACGCTGCTCCCACTTCCATGCCGATCGCGAGTAGTCGCACGACGGGGTTGTTGGGCGGGAATACGAGGTTCCAGTGCGAGAGGGCGACTTTGGCGGCAATGGTGTCGCTGGTTGGTAACAGGACGATGATGCGCTGACGCTTCCACGTAGCCGCCTTCTCCAGTCGTGAGCGCGTACGCTTCAGGTCGCCATTGTTGGTGCCGGCGGTGGGCATCTCTTGGATTAGCAACTGTGGTTTCATGTCTCAGTACGTGCTCACAAAGAAGTTCCAGTACATGCGGCCAGTAGTGCCGCGTATGTCGCCGGTGTTTATGATCGAACTCGCCTGACTTGTGGTGGTGGCCAGAAAGCCGTGGAATGGTTGTACGTTGGTGGACGAGTTGGAGATTGATTTGCCGAGCACCTTGTAAGCGTTAACGAGATTCTCAAGTATACCGAGGCGACTATGCGTCTGGAATAATGTGCCAGCGGCACCGACGCCGCCTGCTGTACCAGCAGTGCTTGAGGTGGAGGTAAACATGTGGGCCAACCAGTACTGGTTAGGCGGCAGGGTAGTCGAGAAGCCAAACACGTCCATACGCGCACCACTCAGGTAGGCAACGGCACCGGTAATCAGGTTATTGGCTATAGTCGACGCCATTGTCGAGGTAGTCATGGCGGTGGTACCGGTTTGTGCGGTAGTGGAGTAGGTAACGCCACCAATTGAATCCCACTGGGCAGGGAATGAAAGTGTGAGCGCGTTGGTGATTGTGCCTGATGAAGTGTTGGCAGTACTCACTGCTAAACTTTGTGAAGCGCGCAACTCGACAGCCATGGTCCAGACTGATTCGAGCCGTGAGGTCGACGCGCCAGTGCCCTGTTGGTAGAGCGCGAGTTGATGGTAAAAGGTTTGGAAGCGTGACACACTCGCTGTCGAGGCGGCTGAGAACGAGGTGCCGTGCAGAAAACCTGCCGCGTTGCTGACCAGCACGTTGAACAAGCCCTTGCCCAGCGGGTAGTCAATGGCGTAGGGGCCGTCAAAGTACCAGGTGCCAATGCCTGGGGCTGACAGGGTGGAGTTAGTGTTCACCAGCGGGAAGGGTTCAATGTAAGCAAGCGAGTTCATGCCGACCGAGATGCCGCCTGCTGCGGTGCTACTCGTCAACCCCGTGCCGAAATTGAAGATGCTGGCTATTTCTGACGCTGACAGGCCGAGGGTGTACTGGTGGTTCGAGTTCCAGTCGCTCGGACGGACGAGATTGGACGCGGCGACTGTGGCGGTTGAGCCAGTTGAATCGGCCACGGTAACCGTGCCCGCCCAGTCAGCAATGGTGTTCGACTTGGCGTGACTGATAGTTAGCGGCATAGTTGTAGCTCCTTGAGTTGACGCGTTGTGGGCTTAGTTTTGAAAGCAAACGCGTGCAGGTTGCCTGCGCCATCGGTGGCAGTAAGGACGGACTTGAAGTGCGCGCTGAGGGCTTTGCTGAGTGATTGCTCGGTAAAGCCGGTGTGGTGCGCATAGTACAAGTTGCCCTGCGCGATTTGTTTCGACCAGCCATAGAGCACGTCGTGGAAGGTGATTGGACCACCCTGCGACACGTACCAGACGTCATTGAGGTCGCGATCAGTTACCGCGGCGAGTAGTGCGCCGATGTCGGGCACGGCGAGATAGGTGAAACCTGTCGGCTTGAGCAAATGCGCAAACCCCGCCAGTACACTCGGCACCTCATGCACGTAGAAGTGTTCGAGACAGTGCGAACAGTAGACGGCGTCGTAGGTTGAGGCAGGCAGGCGGCGCAACTCACGCGCGTCTGCGATGACGTCAGCTTTGGTGCGCGGGTCGATGTCGAGGGTTACTTGTTCCCAGTTGTCGAAGATGGGCGGGACGTCACGCATACCGGCTGAGCCGACGTTCAGGACGCGGCGCGTTGTGGACTTGCGGGCGCGAGCAGGTGCAGTCATAGGTTTCACGTGGAACTAGTAGGCTACATAGCTAAACGAGTAAGTATCCTCATCAATTACATCCGGCTTCATTGCTGCCCTGTAACACATCGCGCCGGCAATAAATGAATCAGGTGGATGGCCCCCGCCGCGCAGGTCGTCGTTAGTGCAGTAGCGATGATCGTTCTCACAGTGGCGAATGCGCGCGCTTACTATAGCGCAGTTTTCAATCGCGGCGATGTATTGTGTAAATACGTCGGAGCGGGTTTGGCCCGTGAGGATGACCGGCTCAGCGCCCGCGTTCTGGTAATCCTCGACCACGTCGCCCAGGCCCGTCGCGTCATGGCACGAGTTGCCAGGGTAGCGAGCAACTCGCGCATCGAACTTGCTGATCATCATGGGCCAGGGGAGGCGTCCGGTACGCTGCCAGGCCACGCGCCTGAACGGCTTACAGTCAATACGCCAGGTATCAATGATCGTGTAGTCGGACTTCTTGGCCCAGTCACAGCCTGTAGCATACTTGGCTCCGGTAACTGGCTGCTCGATCACGATCTCCTCGTTTAGCTTCCCATCATACTGGCCGAGGCTAGCTTGAAAACAGGCATCCACCTTCTCCGGCAGGATGGCGCGATCTTCGGGTGAAGGTTCCTGCAGGTCATACTCGGCGGCAAACATGGCGGCAGTGACTTCGGTGCGCTTGGAGGCAATCTCCTCCGACTTGAGCCAACCATCGACAGGGTTGGATGACTCCAGGTAGCACCACTTGTAGACGGGCCACGAGTTGTCATACGCCCGTCTCAACACTTCGCTGAAGGTGGCATCTGGATAATGGTGGGTGGAACTCATCACTGTCTGCTTGGCCACACTCGCGCTCCCCATTGGCTGGCCCATCGCAGCGTCCAGTATCTCCAATTCCATCTCATCCACTTCATCGAGGCGCATTCGTTGGGGATGCGGACCACGAGCCGACTTACTGGAGGCCATGAGGGCCGTCACCCTGCCCCCGCCTGAGTACTTGGTCCGGCGTTGAGTGCTCTCCTGACCATCGCTACTGAAGTCCTGCAGATACTCCATGACGCGCAACGCCTGCTCACCTGATCCACCGAGAATGGTAACGTCCGCACCGAGTGCCGTCGCCTCCGCATGGCCCAGCAGCGCTAACAGGTGCGACTTACCACCAAAACCACGACTGGCCAGCCAGACTGACACCACCGAGCGCGCAAAGTAAGCGTCAGCAAAGGCACGAAACGGCGTGGTATGCTCATCACAAACCTGCGTATCAGGTATGGTGATGTTAAATACGCGCTTAATATAGGCTTTAAGCTGCTCATCGGTGACCGGCGCGGCCTGATCGTCGCCATCCTGCACTTGCCGCAACCACATCATCACCGCATACTTCTCCTCCGGCTTCCAACTGCGCCAATTGCTCGCCGCCAGCGCATCAATCGTCCCCTGAATCTGCTCCGGTGACCAACTGCGCCAGTCCTCATCCAACTTGTAGGCTCTCACCACGCGTCCCATAGTCGCGAAGTGTAGCATAAGCCCGCATAACAACTGATTGCAGCCGATTATGACGAGAAAAGTGGGCTATTTAGAAAAATACCAAAATTATTCGCAAGGGTGCCCCCAGCCTGGCGTCGCGTCGATGCCCAACCTCCGGCAACCCCGTTCGTGTCAACGGTTTACGAGCAGAATTGAGCGCGAAAAGGCATGAGTCTGATAATAGCCATTATGTAATTGGAGGTGAGGTATTCAAGCGTGTCGACGTGCTAGTCGCCGTTGTGCTTTTTAGCGATCGCGTCGCTGGGGAGGGTTTGCGCTGTAAGCTGACGTGTAAATCGTGAGGTTAGTTCGCTTTCCACTTGGTTGACATCAATAGTCACGCGGTCACGATACTTAGCGCGATGGGCTTTAAGATAGAAGATAGATGAGAGTGTGTCGCCGGCTATAGCTTTCTTAAACACGCTCGTTTCGACCATGTCTACTGAGTCTTCGTGGGAGTCTTCTACAGCAGCGACGAAGGCCTGGTCTGCCTGCATCCACTTGTAGACAGTGGCGCGATGTATGCCGATGGCGTGCGCAGCATGAAACACGGAACCTTCACTGCGATACGCATCAATAAACCTACGCTTTCTGTCTACTGTCGCCATGTCGCCGCTAAACTCATAGTCGCATACGTCTATAAAGTCATTAGAATCAACTATTTGCGGTCTTATAGCGGCGCTCATGCGTGCTAGGTTAGCATAGTCGACTAACCCGTATCAATAGCGAGCACAAAATAGGCATGTTTCTGCTATGTAAATTGGCATATAGCTGCCTCACGGTCACGAGTCTATAAGCCTAGAATGCGTATGTTCGATTGATAGTCACTAAGGAGTAGCAAACCATGAAACAAGGTGATCTAGTTCGATTCAAGCGACCAGCAAACGAGTATGAGCGCAACGCATTGTTTGTAGTCATCGAAGATCGTGATAGTCGAATGGCAGTAAGAGACGTTACGACTAAATGCGATGGCGAATTACTGCAACGCAGTTGGACTGTTTACGCCACTGCAGACTTGGAGGTTGCCAATGTCTAAACAATCCAAACCCAGCGATTACACGCATTCAGTATGGAGTGGTAAGAAGTATGACAAGCCCCAGACCATGGAAAGCTTGGTTGAGGAGGGTTTACGCGTTATTAACGCGCACTCTGCTATCCGTCAGAACACTGCTAAGCGTAGTGACTGGATTGAGCAGTATATCCGCAAACATTCGCGAATAGACTAACCATTTATAACTAAGAGGAGTGTGCACTATGTGTAGTTGTGGTCAATTGGAATTACCGGAGGTTAAGGTTGCCTCATGCGATAGCTGCGGACAATGTTTCAATTGTTGTCCCAGCGTAAAGTGTGAGTCATGCGATGAGACGATATTGCCGCATGATATGTGCGCGGTATGCGATAGCTGCTCCTTATGCTGTGACTGCGAAGTCTGTAACGGCTGCGATGAGAGGTTCGCTAAAGGTAGTGACGACATCTGCTCAACGTGCGATGAGTGTAAGTCATGCTGCGAATGTTGGCATTGCGAGTCATGCGATGAGAACTACACGGAGAATACCTCGTGTTGCTCAAATTGCGATAGCTGTGAATCGTGTTGTGAGTGTCAGTATTGCAATGGCTGCGATGAGACACGAAACTCTGACAGGTTTTGTAGACAATGTGATTATTGTTCTGACTGTTGTGAGTGTAGTGATGAGGAGGACGAAGATAGCAGTGTAGTCAAGCAGTATTCTGCGGACGTCTTAGACTACTGCTCCTTCTATGGTAAACCGAAAGATAAAACATGGTTCGGTATTGAACTTGAGGTTAACGTCAAGTCATCGCACGATCTGGATGATAGTGCCCAGTCTGTCGCAAGTGATCTGGAAGACTTTGCCATCTTGAAGCACGACAGTTCAATTGGTCGTGGTTTTGAGATTGTTACTGCTCCAGCAACCTTAGAAGCACATCGTGAACAATGGCGCGCATTCTGGCGTTCTAATCCCACTTCACACTTGACAGGTTATGAGTCAGGCTCGTGTGGTATGCACGTACACATCTCACGACCTAGCGCGTTAGTTACCGGCAAAATGATTGTGTTTCTAAACTCAACAGAGAATGCTGACTTTGTTCGCGTGATAGCTGGTCGTTCAAACTCTACGTGGGCAAAAGTCTGTTCGTCTAAGAAGGTAACAGACTGGAATAAGTCATACGACCGTTACGAGGCTTTGAACGTTATGAATAGCAAGACTGTTGAATTGCGCATCTTTCGTTCAACACTGAAGGAGTCTTCGTTCTGGAAGAATCTTGAGTTTACGCATGCGCTACTGCACTTTGCACGCACTGCCAGTATTGACAGTCTGACTGTTGACTCATTCCTGGCATTCATTTGTCAGTCCGATAATCGCAAGCAGTATCGCAACCTCATCGCGTTCTTAGTCCGCAAAGGTTATGCGATGCCAGTTAAAGCGCTCCCATTGCCAGTCAAACAAACGGAGGTTCAGTTATGTGCTTAATCATCGACAAGCCAGCTAATACCAAAACGCCTAAGGATGTTGTTAACAGTGCGATTGAATTGAATCGTGATGGGTTCGGCATTATGTACGCTGAGCATGGGAAACTAGTCATAGAACGTTCGCTTGACTCCGCATGGTTCACAGAACGCATGCGAGCGCTTAAGTCTAAGCCGCTGATAGCACATTGCAGGTTCGCTACGCACGGGAGTGTAGATCTATCAAACTGTCATCCGTTTCTAGTTACCGATGACATAGCAATGGTTCACAATGGCGTGCTCGCTAACTTTGGTAATAGCGTCGTGTCCGATACTGCGGAGTTTGTAGAACGCATCCTTAGACCGCTACTGACTGATTTTCCGCATGCGTTTGGCAACCCGACCTTTACACGCATTCTGGAGTCTATGATCGGACGTGATAATAAGATGATACTACTGCGGTCCGATGGCGCCATCTGGAGTCTTAACCGTGCTGAAGGTCTGGAGTATAACGGAGTATGGTTGAGTAACACGTATGCCTGGCGTCGCACTGTTACGCGCTCAGTAGTGTCAACCTCCGCGAAACAATCTGCTAAACGGCTATGGGATAACTTGCCATCCGAGCGCTACGCTATGGCAGACGACTATGTGTATGACGACGTGTATGACGACTACAAACTCGTAACAGACGAGGAGTTAGACGAGGAGTTAGACGTCTCGTTTGACTATCACAAGTCCAAGTCAGATGAGAGTCAGATGACCTTTAACGATCTGGGCAAACTCCCGTACGTGAAATTGCTAGACCTGTGCTACGACGATCCGGACCTGATAGCAGACTTAGTATTCTTTGCGTTCAACTATTAGGAGGAGTGTGATGGCATCTGGCAGTCAGTCATCAGATGATTAGACTGCCACGTTCTATCAGACATGTTTACACGGGAGGTATCACTATGTTTACTCGGACAACTATCACTAAGACTTGTGATCGTCCGGACCTGGCAGACAGACTGGCAGTAGCATTGCGGTTTAGACCGGACTGGGCGCTTAGTCTGACTGTTACAAAAGTCAGTTCAGACCTGGTCCGGATAACCTACTCAGACCGGCTATCGTTTGGCGTACCACTAGACGAGGCTATGAATTACTGCGTTAGACACGGAGTCTAATCAGAAAGGATAACTATGCATATAAACGATCACAACGCGCTTGACTTGCGCGCCAGAATTGAACGTCTGCTCAAAGGTCGAATAGCTTGTCCATGCGGCAATTCAGACTGGGAACAATTTATCTATCTGGGCAACCTTCCAGATGGAGGCATGGCGGGCTGTAAGTTATGCGCGCATGTCACGGTCCTGGACGATCTAATCGCAACCTACTGGCAACCTTCAGACAGTGATCTCCAGTGGTGTCGTAACCTCATCGAACTATTCAGTGAGCACGCTACCTGGGAGACGAGTCAGGCTATCTATCAGGTAGACAAGCCTGCTCGGACCTTAACTGTTAGTGAGGTCAAACTGCCACAGATACATGAGCGCGAGCACGCCAAAGTGCGGATAACCTTTGAGTTACTCGGATGGACCGTAAAGGAGTTGAATGATGTCAGAACATGATCAGATACCCTGGGAATACAGGTTTGGCGGCTTGTATTCAGACAACAAGCTAATCACTCAGATAGACGAGGACAACGGGAGGTTTGTCTGTCAGGCCGTCAATAGCTATGACGAGTTGTGTCAGCTACTCGTCGTGATGCTGCTATGGGATAACTATGCACCTCCGTTCAAACTGAAGATCAGAGAACAAGTTAAGGCGCTACTCAACTTGGAATAAGTTATCAGACCTGGTGGGAAACTTTATCAGACCGACTAACACTAAAGGAGATCACAACAATGTGGGAAACTAAAACCTTTAAAACACGCGCACGCATGTACGCCTGGCTGGGCCGGCATAAGGATCAGATCGAGTATGTCGAGTTGTATGTCAACAATGCGTACGGCTTGCAGTACAGGCGACTTGTTAGACCGAGGATGACGCGCTAGTTAACCCTCTTACACAGGAAAGGATCAGACCAATGACTAAACTAAAACCCATTGCCAGCAATCAGACCGAGCTACAACGCGCAGACGGGACGACCGTGCTCTATAGCTATCAGACTCCCGTTGCCGTGTTCGTCCCTGGACGTGGCGCGTTGTGTACTCGTCAGAAGTACTCGCGCACAACCAGCGGACACATCAATCAGGCGGTTAGCCGGTGGGGCGCTACGCGCACAGACGTTGAGCAGGCTGAGATTGATAAGTATGCCGTCTAAACTTGGCTCAGAATCGCCCTCAGACTGTTTCAGGGGTATCCAACTACGCACCTGAGGCTAAAAATCAATCCTAGCCCTGTTTCCGTCGCCGGAACTGGCAAACTGAGAACTATCAATACCCCCTGTTTCAAGTCCGAGGGCGGGCGGCTCGGTTATCAACGCCCTGCACGGAAAGGATCAGAACCCATGCTTGAACTAATCACCGTTACAATCTTCGTCTACAACGTCTGGATCCGACTCAGACGAGATCCGAGGTATCAACCATGAACCCACACCCATCACACGCAGTCACCCTCGTCACCCTGATCGTCGGCCTGGTGCTCGCTGGCCTCGTCAGTTTGGCGCTTGTCGTCCTGGCGATTGCGCTCACTTAGCGCGTTCAACCGTGTTGATGGTTAGGTTATGTTAGCCTCGTTCTCTATTGTAGCTCTACTAATATCATAGGGAAATAGTACAGGTACAATAGGAAACGTCCCTCACCTAACCTAACCATCGACTAGTGAGTCAGAGTCAAGCAGGGAGTCGTCAATCAGGGCTAAACCCTTCCAGTAGCTTACGTTGTGGGGTTTGATGTTGGTAAATCCGAGGCGATCCAGGTCAGCGTGAAATTCCTGAATTGTGCTGGCTCGAACCCCTCGATAGGTGCTCCAGGTCTTGAATTTGAGCCACAGACTTGCCATTTTGACTGACTTTTCGGGGTCACGCTCACAGCATTCGTTGACGAAGGTGAGAGCCAGATCGTTCGCTTGCCGGTAGGTATCACGGGCGGCAACCAGTTCAGACGGGACCGCGATTGACTGCTCAGACTGCATCTCGCGCAACCCTTGAAGTGCCCAGTTACAGACCGCCATCGGATGCCTCAGGATAGCTTCTTTCAACTTCGGATCTCGGTCAGACTCAGCGATAGAGGGAAAGTGAATCGGGAGGATGCGGCGAAACATGCCGATACCTTCCATGCCGATCGCTGGCAGCACGTTCATACCCCAGATAATCTTGGCATGAGGTCGGAGCGTGTACGGGTCCATGTACTTGCGCTCTACCGGTATCGGTTCACCTGAGATTATTGCATTGATAATGTGCGTGGCGCGTACCAGTCGACCAGGTAGTTCAGTACTAACTGCCAGCGTGCGCCCAGGAAGCTGCGAGAGCGCAAACTGCGACCGCTCTATCTCAGACAGCCCCAACACGCACGCCTTAGCCCCCAGCATCGCGCACAAAGCCTCAATATACGTTGACTTGCCCCCGCCAGGCGGTCCCCACAGCCACAGTGCTATCTCATACTTCGTCTCAGGGGTCAGACAATATCCGGCAAACCGGCGCATAAAGTCCGCGTGGGGTAGCGAGGTCAGAAAGCGATCCCACTCAGGCAGGGTAACTTCAGGCTCGTAGTTGAAGCTCAGACGGTTAGTAACGTAATGAGTCGGGGAATGTGGGACCGTCGACCAGGTTTGCAAGTCAAGCACGCAATCAGCAAAGACTATAATGTCAGAATTAGCGTCAAAAAGTGCGTCAGACACCCGCAAGCGTTGCTTACAGAGTTCTGTGACTGATGAGACAACGCTAGAGGTGACCTTCAGTGTGGGATGCTTGGACGCGAGGGTTTGTACGTCATTCTTGATTGCTAGTTCAGGCACAGACGCCCATGCGCCTTGCTCATACCTGCGCCACTCCCCTAGACCGTAGCAGGTCGTCCCCTGGTACTGCTTCAGGAAGGCATTGCGCACTTCAAGATGCGGTGATCCCATTCGGTTAGCTTTACTTGTGACCGTTGCTGTTGAGTTTCTTGGACTTCTTGAGTTCGTTTACTTCAGACAGTTTCAGGGCGGGCCGTCCCAGCACAGTATACACTCCCAGCCTGCCCTGCTCGATGCGCTTGTAAACGGTTGGGCGAGATACCTTGAGAATCTTAGCGCCATCTTTAATTGTGCAGAACTCCATCTCCGTCATACGGCGCAGTCTAATGCGGGTTTACTTTTATGTCAAATTATTTCATCAGACCTATTGACAAGGGGTTTACGTTAGCGTAAAGTGCGCCTACTATGACCCGCACCGAACGAACCACTTTAATTCAGACTGCGATCAGCTACTGCGAGCGCTGCGATTGTTTACTAACTGAGGCTGATGATCAGATGGGTTGCTGCACGCAATGCGAGGCTCGCTTGCCGGCGCTGAGACGCCTGCTGGTCAAGGTAGGCAAGTCGTATATTAACGATCCTGGTACTTCAGACTTGTATGATGAGCAGCCTGTATCAGTGAGCGCGGATCTGGGTGATGTCAGGCTAGCATGGAGGTTGCTGCGATGAGTGCTATATACAACTACTACCGCGAGTGTTCAGACGCTAAATGCTCATGTCACAAGCAGGCTAACCAACAACTACACGACGAGGAGATTACAATGACTAACGACAACGACCAACTTGAGCAGGCTCATGCCGATTATGAGAGTGCCATGGTGAATGATGACGAACTACTTGACGCGCGCGATATGGCTGAGGAAATTGAGCAAGCCAGGCAGCCCACCCAACTTGACGTTGCGCTCGACACTTTCAAGGCGGTAATTGATGAGTGGACCGAGGCTTGTCTACTTGAGAATCGTAAGACCAGCAACCCCGACATGATCCTGACAATCATGCGTCTCGGCACACTGGGCCAGCGGCTCATCTACAAGGCGAACGCGGTCGGAATGCGCGAAACGCTGGCAATGAGTAAGGGGTCGCGATGACCACTATCAGCGAGACTGAGCGAGAATTGCAGGCGACCATTGAGAAGCGGGTCCGGCTGGCGCGTCTGGATGGACAGATAGACCTGCTAGGCGAACTGGAACAGCGACCACCAAATACCAGCGAGCGCGAATGGATTATGACCAGGCTGGCTCAGTTACAGGACGAGGTGCGATCGCTATGAGCGCGTACATGCTCACCAGCTACGACAACCTGCACGACGCCATGGCGCTGCTGTGGGGCGTGCTTGATCAGATTGCTGATAGTGATCCTCTACACCGGCGCGTGCTGTCAGCCATTACCTACCTGCGCGAGCAGGCGTACGATACGCTGCCGTGGCCTGGTGATGTGTTGCCGAATAAGACCTGGGATGGTAAACGAGTATGATTCTCTGTGCGTGGAGGGCTAAGTGAGAGTTTTAGTCGCGTGTGAGTTTTCGGGAATTGTGCGCGATGCGTTTATTGCTCGTGGCTACGATGCCTGGTCCTGCGACCTATTGCCGACTGAGCGCGAAGGTAATCATATTCAAGGCAACGTGCTTGGTCTGTTAGATGATGTTGACTGGGATTTACTGCTCGCGTTCCCGCCCTGCACTCATCTTGCGGTTAGCGGCGCTCGATGGTTCAAAGACAAACAGGTAGAACAAGTTGAGGCAATCAAGTTCTTCAAGTTGTTGGCTAATGCGAACGTGCCACGAATAGCTATTGAGAATCCTATCCGGATCATGTCGCGCCACTATCGCAAGCCGGATCAAATCATTCAACCCTGGCAGTTTGGTCACGGTGAAACAAAGGCGACATGCCTGTGGCTCAAGAATCTACCACTACTGATACCGACTGAGATCGTTGAAGGGCGCAAGGCACGAGTGCATCGTGAACCGCCTTCGCCGGAGCGATGGAAGAACCGATCTCGGACATACCAGGGAATTGCTGACGCGATGGCTGAGCAGTGGAGTTAGGAACTGTTCTAGTAATCATTAGAGTAGAAAGTTAGCAGGATTTAGGGAGAGGCCGAGAAGTACCTTGAACACGGCGTTTGCGGATCGAGATAGCAGTTACGTTCGTGACAGGCGAGGTAAAGCAAATGGAAGTTTGGGAGTTGATCAACAAGTGGACAGAGCGCAAGCAACGATATTTTAGGCGAGAGAGATTCGCGAATTACAAGCCCGCGTATGACTTAGCAAAATTAGATGAGTTGATCGTCAACGCACCTGACTGGGAGACAACGAAGTTTTGGATGCAAGCTCGCTACAAGAAAGTTCACGGACGAAAACCGTTTGCGGAGATTGAAAGACCATGAGACCAGAGAACCGACCTCCAAATTGGCGACCTGTGGTGCTACCAGACTGTTGTTGTATGTGCGAGCACTTCGATTCTGCGGCCCAAAGTTATGCAAATGAGTGCCGCAAGTTTCAGTGGTACACAGAGCCAAACGATCTGTGTGATTCGTTTGAGCGCAGCCATGAGATGCCGGTCCCCGCGTTATCTACATCCGAATTAGCACGGTGAAAGGGTTTTTTGCTTCATTAAACAGAACAAGTATTGAAGTTTGAGGTTCATCTATGACTACAGACAAACTAGCGGGGTTGATTGCCGCGTGAGTGAAGGGTTCGATTTACTTGCTGACGTGAAGTTTGAGAACGGAGACTATGTTGTGGTTATTGACGACTGGCCCGACATAGTAGGAGATGAGGGAGATAGTAATGGTTAACTCTACTAGGCAAGCAGAGTTCGAGTTGTGCCGAGCGCGGGCGATAGAGTTAGGGTTTCGTGAGTACGCACATCGTCAGGAGTTGCTTGATGAGGCACAACGTCTTTGCTACCACTTGTGCGTTGAGATGAAGCGCACTCGTAGAGTTCATAGATTGCTGTTGCTGGCTGAAAACAGGCGCGAGCGGCGCAGACATCAACTGTGGCCGCAATGTAGTTTCGTTCCGCATGAAATACCAAAGAAGGGATAGTGTGACCATGACCACAGACAAACTAGATGCAGCAGTAATCCGCGACTGGTTAGCTCGGATAGACCATGATCCAATAGCAGTGGAATGCTTCACCAAACTCGCCCGCTACGCTCTGGAACTAAGCGACAAAGTTGAGTCACAAGCAGCGGAGATTGAGCGGTTGCGGGACATACTAGACAAGCGACGGAGATACCAATGACTACACCTAAACCAGCACCAACTAGCGCCCCCACTGAGCAGGATAACAATTGGAGAACCGTAAAGCGTCCCGATCAATCGGTGGTTCACATAATCCCCATGAAGGACTTTGAACCGCACGATGAGGACGCGGGTTGTCGCTGTGAGCCTGAATTGCTTTACGTAGACGATGCGTTTTGCGACTTACTGATTCATCAAGCGTTTGATCCAGATCACCCGAAATGAGAGACGCCGTGACTAATAACCAACTTGAGCAGGATAAACAGCGAGCGCGAGAGGTTTTACAATCCGTACTCCAGCGAAGGTTAGTACGGGGCGACTTATGCTCTATTGACGCTATCACCGCCGCGCTACAGGCTGAACGAGAGCGCACAAGAGCAGAGGGATGGCAACTGATTGAGACAGCACCGAAGGATGGGACAGATGTGCTGATAGCGTTCGCAGGTGGGCGTGTCCAGATGTGGCAAACACGACGACCGGATGAAAAGTATTTTTGGTATGAGAACGCGCCGACGCATTGGATGCCTTTACCCGATCCTCCCGTTGAGCAACCGAGGCAAAAATGAAATTCGCTTATGCAGACCCACCATACTTAGGTTGCTGTGGAAAGTATCAGCACTTTCACCCCGATGGTCTTTGTTGGGATGATTTGGCGACCCACCGCGCTTTAATTGAACGTCTTGTTACTGAGTTTCCCGATGGTTGGGCCTTGTCGCTTCACGTTCCGAGTCTGCGCGGTATTCTGCCGCTTTGTCCCGCTGATATTCGCATTGGTGCGTGGGTCAAGTCGTTTAGTACGTTCAAGAAAAACGTGCGCCCCGCTTACGCATGGGAGCCAATTATCTTTCGCGGCGGTCGCAATCCATCTAACGGATTTGTGCATCCCGCACCGCCTAAAAACGGCGAACAGACGACACCGAAGGACTTCATTATCGCGGAAGAATCACCCGCAATCAAGGAAAGAATAACGCTACAAAAAGGACTAACGGGCGCGAAACCCGCATCTGTATGCAAATGGATTTTAGACTTGCTGAACTTTCAAGAAGGTGACGAGTTGGTTGATCTATTCGTCGGCACCGGAATCATGGGCCATGTTGTTGAGCCAGAATTGTTCAAGACCCTTGAAGCCGCGCAATTACCGCAAGGAAAGGATAAGTAATGGGAACTACTACTGAACAACCAGATTTAGAAGCTATTGAAGCGCGGCTGGCAACGGTTGAAATGGACTTGCCAGAACTTGCGGCCCGAACCCTAATTGAACAGGACGTGCCTGCTCTTATAGCGGAGGTAAGACGCCTGCAAAAGTTTGGATCGTTTGCACTTGGAAAGGAAATGGAGTGAAAGAAAACCGATTCCCAGAAGTAGTGTTCTACTGGGTTAGTGCCGTCTGTGCGGTAGCCTTAGTAATTTTTGTCATTGTGGCAATACTTGACATCGTAAAGCACTGGAGCGAGTGAAGGAGATAAGTAATGTCAACTACTAAAGCAGAAGCACCTGATAATCCCGTAAATGGATACGACACTCCGTTATCCGAATGTATTGATTTACCTCCTCAAGTTGTATTCTTGACCCGCGCAGAAGCCAGTTGGAGAACTTCTGACATCCTTGAGGGCCAAGTGAAATACGTCCTAGCGGAAACCGCCGAAGCCCTGCACTTGGCAATCATGCAAGCCGTGTCGTTGTTCAATCAGGGAGCGCCTGTAAACGCGCATAACCTGTTGCGCCAAACGCTAGTTGACTACGCAGACGGAACCATCGCCAACGAGAATGACTCAGACCTACGCCACTTTCACGGTGAACCGTTAGCCGACCTTGCTCCAGCGGGTGAGTTAGTAAGTAGAGAAGCAGCGGAGCAGGTGGCATTAAGCGCGGGCTATGCGGATGGCGATTGGAGCGGGTCGCTCGGCCTTGAGCGTTCGATACGAGATGGAATAGTTGCTGGCCTCCGCGCTCTCCCACCAGTAGCGCGTGTATCCGAAACTCCGTTGTGCCCTATGCACGAACATCTTGAAAGTCTCGGTAAGTTGGAAGTGGAAATCGGCGGTATGAACTGTCTCGCTTGTACGCTTCACGAGCGCGTGGAACTGTTAGGACTGCTCGCAAACTGTGAAGGCGTGAATAGCGACTCGGTAATCGCAATGAGCGAAGTCGTGGACTTTTGGTTCACGCATCACGGAGAGAACCGAGTCGTGGTGTCATATCCTGCGCCCGAAGGAGATGAAGTAGCGCGTGTACCAGTAGCCAATAAGCCGTGCGAGGCTTGCCGACTCGATAACCATAATAAGTGTGAGGCCGCTTGGATCGACGCCTTCTGCTGCTGTGCTGACGTAGCCGAAGCCCGCAAGCGTGTACCAGTAGCAGCAGAAAAGGCTCAGTTCACTGATAACGAGTTGGAATATATTTACTTGCACTGCGACTGTGACACGGATCGCTCAATGTTTCTTCAGATTGAAAAGAAGGTTAGAAAGCAAATTAGTAAGTATCGTGACTTTGATACCAAGCACTGTGGATCAGTTACTCCCACTGTAGAGGAGCAAGATTAGAACCAGGTTAAACCATGCGGTCAACTTGCTTGTTGACTATGATAGGTAACAAAGATTAGGATGCTGGCCCATGAAGAAACTGAATTGCAAACGTTGTGGGTATCGGTGGGTAGCCAGGATTCCTGATCCGAAAGTCTGCCCTGAATGCAAGTCGCGTAAGTGGAGGAAAGCGAAATGAACTGCCCTAAATGCAACAGCAGCCAGCTTGAACCAGTCGCGGGTGAGTTCACGACTGGGGTAGTCGCCCCTGACGGTTATCGTGAGGCGCGCTACCAGGAGGGGTTTCAATGTCTCGCGTGCGGATTGAAGATGGACAGCGAGGATGTGTTACCGTCGCCCGTTGAGTGGTCCGTGACGCCTACCGGCGAAGTCTTCCACTACTTTATATAGCTCTAGCTACCAACTCCAAGTCAGACAGGGCCGCATAGATTGCCGCCTGAGAGAAGGGAGTCAGATGAAGTACTCATACAGCCGCATCCAGCGTTACGCTGAGTGTCCCACCAAGTTCAAATTACATTACCTGGATAACCTGACGCCGCTCAGTGGCCGCAGCGAACATGACCTGATGTACGGGTCTGCGATCGACGCTGGCTTGAGCGCTTACTACAACACGGGCAACATCCTGCTCGCCCTCGAAGCCTTCACGCTTTCATACCCCGCTCACCACTACCCCGCACAGCTACCCTACTGGTCGCCTGGTAAAACTTTCCAGAATGGCTTGAACGCCCTACAGGCTTACGCCGAGCACTACAAGGACGACAATCGCTACTGGAAGGTGTTGCAGGTTCAGAGTGTCAACACAGGTGCCGAGGACGAGTCTACTTATGAGAGCGATCGGGTAGTGAAGCTGGATCTGGTGGTGAGGGATTCGCGGGACGACCTGGTGTATGGCGTGGACTTCAAGACCACAGGCAAGTATCTCGACAAGGATTTTAGTGCGAAGTTTGACCCGCACTCTCAGATCCGCCAGTACGTGGACTGGATTCAGCACACCTACGGCGAGTGTGGCGGGTTCTACATTGACGCGCTCTCGTTCCGTCACCGCACTAAAGCCTACACACCGCGCTCTGGGCCCGAGAAGGGTATCCAACTACCCGCAGGAGACTGGCACGCGTTCAAGCGCATGGTGTTCAATCCGAACAGTGATGCGGTGGCGCAAGAGCAGGCGAGCTTTGCCAACTGGGTGAGTAAGATTGAAAGTGATCTGGCTAACAACACCTGGGCCTACAACACCGATCAATGTGTGCGTGGTCCGCTCGTTTGTGAGTATCACGCTATTTGCTCACGGGGCTATCAGTGGCCCAGGGATGAGGCGTTGATTACCAACGACTATCGACAACGCTGCATGGAGTTTGCCGCTGATGGGCACAGGTGCTGGTTGGAACCGAAGCATGAGGGCGAGCACGATTCGGTGAAGCCCTATGTGCCTGAGGCTGAGTTTGAATTTGACAACGAGATTGAGGAGAGTGTAGATGCCTGAAATTAATAGAGACAAGTTTCTATCGCCTACAGGTATTACCTGTTGGATCAATGGCCCAGCAGGTTCAGGCAAGACACGCCTTGCAATGGGATTTCCCGACGTGCTTGCGATAACCTTTGACCCGACAGGCTTAGACGTCTGTAAGGAACCAGAGAACAGCAAACTACTGGACAACTTGAAGTGGCATGTCCCGCTTAATGGCCTACCACTCAATGACGTCTTTCAGTTTACCGAGAAGGCTGGTGAGACAGGTATCTACGCCGCTATTGCGCTGGCCCGTCAACTTGGACCACGCGGAGAGAAAAAGATTAAGACTGTCGCTGTAGATGGTTTTACGTACCTCTCACAATTAAAATGGACTCAAATCTGTCAGGCTAAAGGCGTGGACCCGACTAACAAGGAAATGATGGACAAGCGTGAGGCTGACCAGCGGAGTTGGTATGACGCGTTGGGCTCCTACCTGGACCACTTGGTGCTGCAGAACCTGCTCCCACTCGCTACGCGCGACGACTTGAACGTAGTCATAACCTGCCACGTGCAGCGTGAGTCAGACAACAACGTGAAAGGTATCCAAGTAGCCCGCTCAACTACCGCGCAGGAGTTACAAGCGGCCAGCAAGCGCATGGTGAACCTGGACAGCGATCTCAGCCCACAAGTTCTCGGCTCATTCAGGCAACGCATTGACGGTATGCCTTCAGCCACCATCTACCTTGAGCACCGGCTGGTTAATGTCGACAACAAGGAGCAGTTGAAGTACTACGCTTACTGCAAGTTGACGCGCTCACAATCGCTCGACACCGTGGTGAAGGCTAAGAATAGATTTGGCCTGGGCACCTTAGATCTTACCAATGGCTCATTTTACAAGACGCTATTGAAACGAATTGAAGATTCTCGCAACGTCGCTCAGCCGAGTGCTGAGGGCAAACCATTAACAACCACTAAAGGAGCATGATCATGTCAGATGAGAACGAAGTAGCTGCCGAAGTTGAAGAGACGCCAAGTTGGGTCACTGAAGGTACTGAGGATGATTTCTCAGTCGACGGGGAGGACATCAGCAAGGCTGAGCAAATGGTTGGCGGTTCGGATGTTATCGATCCTGCCAGCGATGTCGAACTAGTCGTCAAGTCGGTCAAGGTTGACAAGTACGTCCCTCAAGGTGAGGAGGAGTGGAAAACCGCCCGCATGGAATTGATGCTAGTAGTCGGTAAGAAGGGTGTGGACGGTAAGGGCAAGTACGCCAACAAGCACTTCTTCCCGCGCCTCGGGTTTGCGGTTAACAGAGGCGCGTATGACTTCTCGACCAACGCCGCAGGCAAGCCAACAACCTTCTACGAGCCCGCTGGTGGCTTCTTTGGCGACTACAACGCATTCCTGGTCGCCCTGGGCTTCAAGACTTCACCGGCACCCAAGAACGATTCAGCCTTTCGGGCGAGTCTGGTAGGCAAGTCGGTGCTGGTTGACATCAAGAAGGACCGCAAGCAAGTGAAGAACTCGCAGACTGGCAAGTATGAGCGGGTTGACGAGTACGAGAATATGCTGGTTTATAAGCCTGGCAAGGCAAAGGTCGACGCCCCACAGGCTGAGGCAGCAGTAAGTTAGTGGTCGGGGGGCCAGAGGGGGGTGGCGAGTTGCTACAGTTCACGCTCCCCTCATTTCCACCTAGCTCTAACAGGCTCTATGACATTAACCATCGGCAGCGGAAGGTGTACCTGAGTGATGATGCGCTCATCTGGCGCACCCGTACCACCCCTTTCGTTAAGCCTTGCCGGTGGCCGGTTGAATGGTTGCTGAAACTAACCCTTGACTATGAGGCTCCGAACTGGTTAACGAAGTCAGGCGTGATCAGGAGAGTAGATGTCCAAAACCTTGAGAAACTCGTTATCGACACCTTGTTCGCGAAATGGGGCTGGGACGACTCGCGACTTGTCGAGTGTGTCCGGCGCAAGGTCTATGGACCAGAACAAGTTATCCGTGTCACGCTTGAGCATGTGTCCCCGCTGCTTCAACACGGGCACACAGGTGATCAGGGGAGCGAGGTATGATTATGGCCAACGCTGCGCACACGCGCCCGTTAATGGCGAACTGTTTGGCGATCGTTGAGCAGGTGCGTTGGCTCAATGAGGCGCTGTTACTACAGCAACTTGGCTATGTCCTCATTTGTCGACATAGTGATGGTCAGATGTACACAATCAAGGACGTGCGCGAGGGTAGTGGTGAGCCGAACCTGGAGGTGCTCACGCTACATGGCTGGCACAAGCCGACAACCTGTTGGGCTGAGTTACGCAAGCCGGTAGCGCCCGCACCAGCAGCAAAGCAGGGAGGATTGTTTTGAAACAGGCTATAACAATTGACCTCGCGCAACTACGCGCCCTGCTGACTGAATTTGTTGAGGAGCGCGGCGGTGATGAGGGCGATGATGACCTAATGCGCCGGCTAACACTCAGCGACTTCATGGTCTGGGCCACTAACAAAGCTAAAGGAGACACAAATGAGCAGACGACAGCAACACCCGTTAATCGTAGCAATGAACAAGTTCGACACACTTCTCGCTTCACTGACTGGCGAAAGCGCTAACATGTTCGTGGCGTATGTGCGCAATAAGGTGGCTACGCGCCGCGTCCCAAAGTCAGCATCGACTACTGCGCCGAGTGCGAGCAAACGATCACGACAGCGCGCACAGCCAGCGGAACCCGTAGTGAATACCGAGGCCGACGTGGCGAATGCTATGACTGCTTCAGGAGATTGAATGCAATCCACGCTACCAACCATGCTGTTCTCTAAGGAGTCTGACGAGTGGGCAACGCCGTGGCCGCTGTTTAACTGGCTTAACTCGTCGTTTCAGTTCACGCTAGATCCCTGCGCTACTGCGGAGACTGCAAAGTGCATCAAGTTCTACACGCAAACTGAGGACGGGTTGCTGCAATCGTGGGCCAACGAGCGAGTGTTTATGAACCCGCCCTACTCAGCGGCAATCAAGTGGATGAAGAAGGCGTGGACAGAAGCGCAACTAGGGGCAACAGTTGTGTGCTTAGTTGCGGCCCGCACTGATACGAGATGGTTTCAAGATTATGTGATCGGGAAAGCTAACGAGATACAGTTCTTACCAGGACGGGTAACCTTCTTACGGCCTGAGAAGGCGGCTAACACGGCCCCTTTCCCTTCATGTGTAATTGTCTACCGGCCACCTGTGGAACGTAGGTTTCTCAGACTGCGACCGACTGCTTCAGGAGATTAGGACGATGATTCCAAACGAGCACGACGTCAAGCAGGCACTCACTAAGATCGAGCGTGATAGTGCGCACCCGACGCGCAAGTTGGCAATGGAACTCGTTGAGGCGCACCGACAGCCTAAGCCAACCATGCTACCTGTCGACGCCATCATGGATCGCTACAAGTCGCAACTGGACAACTTGATCGGTAAACGCTGATGCCCTTCAAGCAAGACAAGCTAACCGAACGCGTCACCGAAGCATTCAAGTTGATGCAGAACCGCATTCATAGTGGCTGGGCTTCACAGTTTCAGTGCTTTGATGCTGGTTATCGGGCTGGTTACGTGGCGGGTATCGCGGACAATTCCCCCGACTCCACAGATCATAGGTCGGTCGGGGCGAGCAGGCAGGTTGGTAGTATTCCTCCTGCTGATCTGCCTGCTCAAGATAAGGGAGAGCGATGATGGACGAGCCTGAGAATGAACCACGCTCTACCGGGCACACGGGCCCAAACGAGCAGGAACTGAGCCGCCTTGCCCTGCTAGAATACGAGATGCTTCAGGAGCGGCAGCGATTGACAGCGGATCGACCTGTCAACGAGTTCGTGCCGTCGCTCATGCCGGTGCTGCCGTACTGGAAGAAGCGTACTCGTACTTACGGTTGGAAATGCTGGTGATGCCAAAAGGGCACTATCAACGTAAGTCTCGCGGGCGATACAGACTAATCCTACCCGACTATGATGGCGGCGCACTCCAAGTAGAATGCGCCTACTGCGGCGCGAAGGTAGGAGAAACTTGTTGGGCACTCAGGTCGGTACGTGGGGAACCGGCAGATACAATCCACGCACCACATAAGACTCGTATGAAAGCAATGGTTCAAGCGCGATTAAAACAGAAGGAGACTCCAAATGAAACCCCCACTAACTGACACCGATTACGAAGCCGCTGCTACCCGACTGGGCTGCGAGGTCGCTGCTATCAAGGCTGTGGCTGAAGTCGAGAGTGGCCCACACGGTGGCTTCCTGCCGGACGACACGCCAGTCATCCTGTTCGAGCGCCACTTGTTTGCGCGCCTAACTAACCACGTCTATGACCACGCACACCCTGCTATCTCAAACCCCAGCCCTGGCGGTTACGGCAAGGTGCTCGATCAGCCGGCCCGACTGGCTGAGGCGAGCGCGCTCGATCGCGATGCGGCATTGCAAGCCTGCTCATGGGGTCGCTTCCAGGTCCTCGGGGCCAACTGGCGTGATCTCGACTACGAGTCATTACAACAATTCGTGAACGCGATGTATGCAGGCGAGGCTGAGCAATTGGACTCGTTCGTCAGGTTCATCCAGCACAACGGGTTGACGGGCGCGCTGAGGACGCATAACTGGACCGCGTTCGCGCGTCGCTATAATGGGCCTAACTTTCATATTAACCATTACGACACGAAGCTGGCCGAGGCTTACGCGAGGCACAAATGAGACGCGGGCT